CTCATACAGACTGTCTTGTGTGTGGAATATCTCTTTCTCCTGCTGTCTACTGAGAAAGATCCAACCGTTGGCGTCTTCTTTTTGTAGCGTGCCTAATTTTTGACCATTCTTTTCAATGATCCAAAATCGATCTTTTACTAGTGTTTTTGCATTTATAGTCATATGTTTATTATACTTTATTCCGTGATAATTGTAAAGATTTTTTCATGAGAGAATAATTATGAATCAACGTGTCTTTTACAGCATAAACAATATCATTCAACTCTTGTTGTGATTTTTTGTTGAGATCTAGTATCAGTTGCATGACAGCTTCCAGTCGTTGGTTTGGGTCAGCAAGTTGATCGTATGACTCATCTATCATGGTGTGAAATGTTTTAAACCCTCGATCACGAAGATGTTGTAGACTTCCACGAGGTCCAATCATGATAAATGGCCTTTTAGACAGCAATGCCTGTATAGTTTTTTCTGTTGGATGAACATATGGATAGTCAAACACAGTTTCACTAACGATATTAAATGCCGCCTTGTTTAAAAAAGTTAATTCTGTTGCATCAAAATTATCATCAATGTCTGTGTGTCGATGATATTCTAAAGGCACAGCTTTCCATAACTCCAGTAAATTTTTATTATAAAACCAACCATCGTTTTGATTCCGATCAAGTAATTTTTTAGCGTCAGTAACTCTTTTTTCAGCGTTTCTAATATTGGTTTGGGAAGCATTGATAGCAATGAGATTATCTTTCACTAACTCTTCCTGTATGAGGAATTTAGAAAACAGTTGCCGATGCATCCTGTGGGTGAAATTAAGATGGGAAAACTTCATAGTACACTCATTTAAAAATAAATCAGAAGTATTTTTTGACTCGTTGACTGCAAAACTGTTATAGCAATAAGGATAGCCTACATCGATTGTATGAAATTTCCAATCATAAAAATTTTTGTTGAGATATTCTATGCTAGAATTGGATGTACTTGTATCAAAACAGGTTACAAAAAAATCACAATTAAATATTTGATATTTTAATAGTAGGTCTTTAAATTGCAACCATTGTCTAGAAATTGTACTTCCTGGATTAAAATAGTGAGGCTCTTGAGAAAATATTAATACGCATGTTCGTTCACCGTTTGTATTTTTTTTAATTTGTAATAGATCATCTGAAAAAAGATGATCAAAATTGATTGAATATATGTTATCGTATGATGATGCTGTTTTTGAGTTTCTAAGAGCTTTAACAATTGAATCATAGTGTATGCTGTTTTTAAGCGAGTCTAGCATTGAATGGTTCCACATACAGTTGTGCTTGTTCTGTGATTTTTTGTAGATCGTATCTGGCACAAAATTGCATGAATCTCACACCTACCTGTGCGATCTGTTTGTTGTCTGCTCGGGCTTGGTCTATCGTCTGATCCAGCTCTTGCACAATGGCTTCTGGCTGTGCATGTAGGTCCACCAGTTGCATGTTCCTGTTGAAATCTTCCAACACTCGATGTTCTTTGCCGTCTTTGTCCACCCATTTGCTCAACATTATATTGTTCCATGTGTAGCCTTTGTCGGCTCTGTCGGCGAATGCTTCTGTTAGGCCAATTTTATTCTTTGTGCCTTTGGTTCGGACACCTGGATATGCTGAAAATATGTTGTCTGATGGATCACCTCTCATGGCTTTTTGGAACAGCAACCATTCCGGAGCATCCAACTTCTTTGGTTCTCCTGTTTTCTTGTTTATGACAGGGTTACCTTTTTTATCAAACACACCATCCGTTCGCATGGTCTCCTCAGTGACACCGTTGTACTGTGATACTCGATCAGATACCAATTGATTCATGTCCTTGTCTGTGCTAATAATCACACATTTTTGATCTGGATGTCGGTCGACCCAACGAGCAATAAGATCATCTGCTTCCACTCTAGAATTCTGTAGCACAGTTGCATTGGTCTTGGTTCTCACAAACTGTACAAAATCATCATAACATTCCCAAAACAATTTGTTCTCTTCCTGTTCCGCAGGACTCATTGCATCTGCAAGATCTTTTCTGTTTCTTTTGTAGGGTGGGTAATGGTCCTTACGCCAGCTTCTGCCTTCTAGACAGAATATCACGTGAGAGCCATCAAAATCCTGCCAGGCCTTTTTAATCGAGTTTAGTGTGATGTGTATGGCCATGCCAATCTTCTCAGATGCGTCTCCGCGAAATGCGTGTCTAGCCCTAAAAAATGTATTCGCTGTATCTACAATTATGTGTGTCATTAAGACACCTCAGTTTTGCCGTCGTCTCTGCGATTAACTTGCACATACCCTGCGCCTGTGACATCCACGCCTTGTTCGCCGCCTATGGTCTTGCATAAACTTTGAAACCAACGATCCACAATTTCTTCTTCAGATTCTCCTGTATAGCCGTTCTGTTTCAACATGTTGACAAACTCGTCGTTCCAGTCCAACTCAAAGAATCCGTTCTTGGGATTTTCTGGATTAACATTGACCTGTAGCACTTTGACCATGGGATCTTCACTTTTACCTTTGGTCTTTTTCTTATCAGTTTTTTTTACAGTTTTCTTTACTTTCATAATACCTTTATTATAGTTTATTTTTCTTTTTTTGTCTATGTCTATGTGCCAATTAAATTACCAAATAGATGCACATGTACTCTGGCCGCCACATTATAGCCTCTTTGAAAAGCTCTGCGAGCCACATCACCTGCTGTGTCTGATTGCTCTTCTTCTCGAGCACCCACGGGCATGATCCACACAGGATAGTCCACCCCAGCATCGCGGAACAGTTTCAGCACTTCCTCCATGTCTGTCCACTGTTCATCTCGGTTGCCCACAACAAATTTTAATTGTCCATTGGGACTGTGTTGCACATATTCGGCCACAGTCTCAGGCTTGATTGCTTTTTCTCTGCGTTCGCCTGCCACTGTCCACAGTTTGGGAGATACAGAAAAGAATATTTCTGTGTGTACACTTGAGATTAAGTCTTTAAATTCGTCTGTCAACGTCTGTGTACCATTGGTTTCAAATGTGATGGAAGAAGGCAGATTGCCTCTTCGTTCTAATTCTCGATACATGCCGACAAATGCCTGTTGTGATTGCGGCATCAAGGGCTCACCACCTGTGATGCATAAATGTTGATGCTGTCCTGACACAGGATGTAGGAACAGACCTTTGGGATTAGACTCGTTTTTCAATATGTCGATGACTCGGTCCGCTAACTCTGAGGTAGTGGCTTGACCCATTAGATGTCGATATTTCTTTGCCCATGTGTAGGAAGAATCGCAACCTTTGTCCCACACAGGTAGATCCTCCACCCGTTTCACTTGGCTGACATCAAATGTCTCGTAGGGCAATTCGTATGTGTCTGGGTTGGTGGGATTCAATTGCCCAAATCCATCACACTGTAGATTGCATAGAAAGAATCTTACCCAAGCAGTGGGTATGCCTGTGTAGTGTCCTTCTCCCTGTATAGAGTAGAATATTTCTGAATAATAGTATTTCTTTTCCACTATTTTTTAGCTTTCTTGTCCAGTCGAACCACATTGCCTGTGTTTAGATGCCCCACAGATTCTCGCTGAATGTCGTCATGATTGAACTCCGCCCAGTACAGCTCAAATGCCACACCGTCTTCTAACCCTTCAAAAGAGTGATACAGACCAGGTTTGACTCGAGTGAAGTCGCCTGCATTTAGTATGGTCTCATCCACGAGATCGTAATCCTTCTGCCATACTCGGATCTTCATCTGTCCGGACTCTACAAAAAATCCATTCCATTTGTGTCGGTGCAGGTGTTTGGAACAGGTGCCACCTTTTTTGTATTCTATCCTATGGAATTCCAACACACCATTGGCGTGTAACAGTTCTGTTGATCCCCATATCTTGCCAGCTTTCATATGTTTATTATACTACATTATTTTTTGTTTGTCAAAGTGACAATTATTTGTCCCATTCTTCCCATGGAAATACCACCCAACGATCTTCCACACTTTTGTCAATTTCATAACCGTGATAATTTACCTCAAACGCAGATGGTCGATTATTGATAACTGCCGCATAACGAATATTACTGTCGTAGATACAATTTTCTGCGATGTGATCAAATGTTGCACCAGAATCATTGATATCATCTATGATCAATATCTTGCTACCTCGAGATACATGTCTGTACAACACATCAAGATCAGACTCTGTTCGATGATCTCTCAATCGCACATCCAATGCTTCGTGTGGACGGTTCAACCGATGCGACAGGTACACGCCTGGGATCAATCCTCCTCTGTTCACTCCCAGTATAATATCTGGTATAAACATTGAATGCACCAGACGATCCTCAATTTGAATCAGAGCATTACGCATCTGGATGTTGGTGAAATATAATTTATTTGTTACTTTCGTATCTGTCATAAACTCCATTGATTACATTGTTAACTCTTACGAAGTGAGCACACTTGGGCATGTCTTTAATTCTTCTTGCTCCGATGTATGTACAAGTGCTTCTTACTCCGCCTAATATCTGTTCCACAGTGTCTCTTACAGGACCTCTGTCGTCTAGAACAACTGTTTTACCCTCTGTGCCACGATATCCGTCTTTGCGAGCACCGTGCTCATCAAACGCTGACTGTGAACTCATACCATAGAATACTCTTTTGCCGTCTTGCAGTTCAAATTCTGATTCCGCATGACCTGCTAACATACCGCCCAGCATCACAAAGTGAGCTCCTGCCGCTAATGCTTTGGCCACATCGCCTGGCTGTGTGCAACCACCGTCTGCAATAATATGTCCGTCCACTCCGTTGGCCGCATCAGCACATTCTACAATGGCTGAGAATTGAGGCACACCCACACCTGTTTGTGTACGAGTGGTGCATACCGATCCCGGTCCTATGCCAATTTTCACAATGTCAGCACCGTTGATGATCAATTCTTCTGTCATTTCTGGTGATACCACGTTGCCTGCAATGATCACCTTGTCTGGATATTCTGATCGTATCCTCTTTACAAAATCCACAAACTGCTCGTGATAGGCATTGGCAACATCTATAGTGATGAAAGGTATATCTGGAAATGCTGACATTACTCGTTTAAGAGTTTGATAGTCTGGGGCATTTTCATCCCACATGGCACCTGTGCCGGTGCAGGCAGAAACATATTTCAATCTCAATCCTGTGCTGACTGCTGTTTTCCACTCGTCAAATGTGTAGTGTTTTCTTATCACAGTCATCATCTTGAATTCCTGTAGCACTTTGGCCATAGCAAATGTGCCCACCCCATCCATGTTGGATGCCATTATGGGAGTGTATCTCAAACTCTTATTGGCATTACGAAAACGGAACTCTCGATAGATGTCCACATCTCTCCTGGAACTCAGGGTGGAACGTTTGGGCTTTAGTAGCACATCTGAATAATCTAGATGTACGTTGTAATCAATTCTCATCGTTTATCCTCTGACTCTTTTAATTTGCACATCTTCAACACTGATTGATAGTGATCCCATGCCTGTTGCAGTGCTGGGTATTTCTTTTTAAGATCCATGTAGTCAAACACACTGTCAAACATGTCTGGTGTTCCGCTGTCAAACGCATTCACTGTGACCGATTTCGTTACTGATCCCACATTGAGATGTGGAATGTTTGCCACTCGTGCATCGTAGTTTAATTCTAATTGTGTAGGTTGTTGTTTTTCTTTATCCATTAGTACCACACTGTGTTTCTTGTAATTGTATATTGTGCATAAACTCATTCTTTAATGCAGGATCCGTTTTCAATAAACCTTTTAACACTGTGGTCTGTGTGCTGGAGTTGGCACTTCGTATACCTCTGTTCTCACAACATCCGTGTCTTGCTCGGATATACACACCCACTGCTGGACTCTCTGTGAGTTTTGTAATCTCATATGCAATCATTTCTGTTAATTCTTCTTGTAGATGTCCTCGATGTGCTAGATGCTGTGCAACTCGAGTGTACTTGCTCAGTCCAATCAACTTTGTACCTGGAAGACAACCAATATAACATATGCCTGTCACAGGTTGATGATGATGTGAGCACATGCTTTTGATGTCTGACCGTACCACAATCAGTTGATCGTAACGACCGTCTTCATTGGGAAATGCTGTTACTTCTGGCTTGGCACTGTATCTGCCTCCCATGATCTCCGTGATATACATCTTAGCAAGTCTTCTTCCTGTGCCTCGACTGTTGGGATCATTCTCTCTGTCAATCACTAGGCTGTCCAACACTGCTTCAAATTTTGGTGTTAATTCTTCTATCAACTGTTCTCGTTCACCTGTTTCTATAAAATCTGCAATATTATCAGCGGCATAGAATCGTTCACCTGCTTTTTTAAGTCGTTCTCGTATTGTCTCAGATACAGGCTTGTTCTTGTTCTGGAATTCACCCACTAGTTCTTGTATATAAGGATCTTGCATTCTATCGTTGGCCATTTAGTTAATCTCCTTTTGATTGGTCTTGTTATACCATTGTACAGCAGTTCGTACTATGTTGTCAATGTCGCTATGCTCGGGTCGCCAATTTAATTCTTCAACAGCTCTGGCTATGTCTGCAACCAACACAGCAGGGTCACCAGCTCTTCTAGGTTCTTCTTTAATGTTCATAGCACCTGTAAATCTTTGTACACTTGTTAACACTTCACGATTGCTGGTAGGCGTGCCTGATCCTAGATTATAACGGGCACATATCTTTTCCTTGTGTGCTTTTTGTAGAGCCAGCACGTGACCGCGAGCAAGATCTGTAACATGCACATAGTCTCTCACACAGGTTCCGTCTGCTGTATCAAAGTCTGTGCCAAACAATCGAAATTCTTTTACTTTTTTCCCTGCATCTATAGCTCTAGGAATAATATGAGATGGTGATTTTCTATTCTCTCCAATTTCTCCATCAACGTCTGATCCAGCCGCATTAAAATATCGTAGGCTCACACTGTTAAAACCGTAAGCAACATGATAGTCTTGCAGTATCTGTTCTACCATTAATTTTGTACGACCATATGGGTTAATAGGTAATAATTTTTCTTCATCGTCTCTGCCAATACCACCAGCTGGTGTGCCATATACTGCCGCACTAGAACTGAATACAAAAGTGTTTACTCCCAATGATCTTAATTTTTCTATCAATCGGAAAGTCATTAGCACGTTGTTAATGTAGTATTTAGATGGGTCACTCACAGACTCATCAACTCTGGTATAAGCGGCAAAGTGTATACAACTGTCTATGTTGTATCTTTTTACAATTTCGTCTAGAGTTTCTATGTTCTTAGGCAAATCCAATTCAAAAGAAGGACCGTACAACACTGATTGTATTTTGTTTTTGACCTCTCTGTCCACCACCACAGGTGTATACCCGTTTTTTCTTAATTCTTTGCAGGTGTGTGATCCTATATAGCCAGCACCACCTATTACAAGTACTGCTTTATTAGTGCCTTTAGGTTCCCAACTGTCATTTAAAATATTCTCATCCATCATTGTACTCCTATTATAATTGTATTATTACGTTTAGTCAACTTAAAAAAGTTTACCATCACACTTTTTATTGCCCGAGCATATTTCTTTGATCAAAGTCTGGACCTTGTCACCAGTTTCGAATTGGGGATTTATACCAAAGCATTGATATTTTGTATTAAAATTCTTCATTAACATGTAATTTGTATATTTGTTACCGCTGTAATCAGGATGTGTTTCCACACCTTCTTTATTTTTGTCTATGTAACTGGAAAGCATCCATCCAATTATAGTTTCATGATGTAGATTTGTTTCTAGAGTCTTGATCAAGAAATACGGTAATTGACAACTTAACCAATAACTGTGACCCCAACTTTTGACGAGCCTCCATGTGTCAATTGTTTTTTTTGGTTGTGTAAAATCTATATTCGACAAACTAGAAGCATTTTGGTTAAAAAATATAAAGTCTACTTTATGGTTAATTTTTACAAGTATCTTGTGCAGTTTTATGATATCTAAGTCTTTCCATTCAATTTTAATGTTGTTCACTGTTTGTATTGCAGAAGCACCTGAACCTATGTTGGTCACTGAATAACCGGCTTCTATACAGCCATTCACAATACATTCGCCTCTTTGATTACCGCATCCTATCAATAATGCATTTTTCATGTTAACTCCGGATAAAGTTTTCGCCAGTTAGATCCTTGTAAAATATCAATGTTATCGAAGTACTCCTTATATTCAACACTACTGCCTTCGTTATCTAATTCCAGTATACAGTTCTTAAGATTCCCGGCAATGTTCAAGTTATCTTTGTATTTTTCAAAAGTATTATTTAAATTTTCTCGAACCGACCTTTTAATTTCGCTAGGCAAATTACGACAACGTAGGTGGTATTGCCCCATGCCACACAGATTAATTGTGTGATCAACACTGCCAATTTCTTCCATGAAGTAATCAATAATTTCTGGCAGTTGCTGGGCTGTTAACACAAAGAACACAGTATTAGCTCTAATATCAACATTAGGCTGGCCCTGTAAAAACTTGATATTTGATAGTGTTCTATTCCAACTGGCACCTCGTCTTATGTAATTAAATTTTTCTCTCGTCCCGTCTATGCTACAAGTGAATAATACATTTGGAAATTTAAGTATTTCCTCTACTATTTTATTATCTTGTTTCCACTGCATGTTTGTATTCACTCTAATAATTAGGTCAGGTCTTTTTTCGATCTGCTTTAATAATTTAAGGTTATATTTGATCAATGTAGGCTCGCCACCACTCAGGTAAATTTCTTTCAGTCCACTTTGATTCGCAGTAACAAACTCGATAATTTGATTAGCAACTTTGGTCGGTGTGTGTTTCACTGGCTTGTTTTGTTCTCGGGCAATACTACTGCTTTGTCCAGCCCAACAAGTCACACATTTTAGATCACAAGTACTACTCCAGTGTAAATCCAATGCCGAAAGTTCAAATTGAGACACGTCTGTGTAATCCACACTGCTGTGTATACTCAACCCATTATAATGGTTTCGTAGTCCTTTAAACTCACCTGCACTGGAAGTGTTCTCCTTCATCAAACACCTTCTACAGTTATCTGTTATTTTGTCCTCTAGTATTTCTTTTCTTAATGATTTAAATTTTTTGTTAGGTAATATTTCAGCAATATCATGCTCCTGTAGGTTTCCCATAATACCTCCGTGTGTACACGTTTTAATTGATCCGTCGACTCCTACATATAACAGGTTCCACGGAGCGGTACAGAAATGTTTACGTTGTCTAAAAAGTTGATATTTTTGTTTAGGATCCATGGTGTAATATTTACGAAGATATTCTCATACTATTGAATTTTAATCTTGTATCTTGTTATACCATTGCACAGCAGTTGCCACCACATTGTCAATTGAACTCTGTGTTGGTTCCTATTTATTAGTGCCTTTAATACTTGGACTCTGCGACTCGATCTCTGTAGTGTCTACCATCTCTTCTCCATTGTTCACCGTCTCCGGTCATTATGTCTACCATTCTATCGATGGTGCCATCGGTCCAATCAGACAGTTTGCCCATGTTCTCATGAGGTCTCATTAATAGAATGTTTAATTTTTGATATGCATCTTCCTGACTCCATGGTATGTACAGTCTGTCTCTGTCATTGGCAAATGTTTCAGGAAATGATCTGTATGCTGGATACAACACATTACAACCCAGTGTGTCTGCTTCAGACACTGTGTTGCTTACCCAATCCTGTAGAGCACAGTTAAACAGCACTCTAGAATCTGCTAGTAGCTCGTAGTATTCGTCTTTTTTAAGATTCTCATAAATTTTTAAATCACCTCGAGATTCTAAATTTCTAGCTCTGGTGAGATATTTTTCGTTGTTGCTTCTTAAAGGTCCTCCGGAGAACACAGCAAACTCAATAGAAGGGTCTTGTTTTCTCACCCGTTGTATTAGATCCATAAAGAAATCTGGCTGTTTCTCCTGATCAAAACGAGCCGCAAAACAGACTCTCTTCGTTCTCTGCTCAAAAGGTTTAACAGTTTTTACTCTGGACAACACTTCTTGTTTGCCAAAACTCAATCCTGATATGTTGTAAATTGGAGCTCGCCAATTGGCTATACGCATATGAGCTACCATTTCTTCATTAGTAGCTAATATGTGAACATTAGGAATTTCATTGCACATCTCTTCGTACAGACTCATCCACTTGCTCATTCCCCACACATGAACGAAATCGTCCGGATCTATCGCCTGTGCTAGGCATCTTAAAAATATCTTTGGTCTGTATTTTTCTGGTGATTGCTGTAGGATGTATGGCAGAGATTCCATGCCTGGTTGGAACATGTCTTCAAAGAATATTGCATCGTTGGATGTAATCTCTCCTGCTTTCATCATTTTAACCAAATTCATTAATTGACTCATGCCAAAGTATGAACGACCGTGTGCATCCAGCACCTGTCCTGTTACTATGGCTTTGGAATTATCAATGGTGGTACCTGGCACAATCACATACTCTATGCCTCTTTTTTTAAATGCTCGTTCTGCCCACTCTGTTAGTTGTAGTGTGTAACGACCTTCGTAGGGCTCCAACCCCATATAAAATATTTTCATTTTCTTACCTTTGTTAATACTGCTTCTCCGTCAGCAGTGTGTTTGATATGATATCCACATTGAGCATTGAGATGGATCCATGTTTTCATTTTGTCATCTTTTACACAAAGAGTAACACAATCTTCTAGATCATCGTCATGCCCGTGATAGGCCCAATAGTAATCTCGGCCGTACACATAACCAGCATTGCCCATCTGTGAACATAGATTAGCCACAGCATCCACGAAAGTGTATGAAGCATTGAGAGCACCGCCGCCTATGGGCAGGTATCCCATTCTTTTGGTCAGCTTCTTAACTGATACATTAACTTCTTTCATATCTTGCTTTCGATCCATTTTCTCCATCCTCTGATACTTCTATTTCCACAGCTCTGCCAGGATATCGTTTTGTAATTTCCACGAACAGGTCATCCGACATCATTTCACAACTCTTGTAGTCTAACTGTAGAGTTTTTTCTGCGTATAATTTTTCCATCCATCTTTTAAACTGTATAAACTCAATGTCTCGATCATCGTGAAACACTTCTATGGCCACTCGGAAGTGGAATATGTGTCTGTGTGGATAACCTAAGAAACTCACATCATCCTCACCGCCAGTGGCCAGTTTAGGATCTGTTAGTGCGGCCGGGTATTTGTGTATGCCTTCCTTACGAAAAGTTACCCAGATCATTTTAGAGCTCTGCTTTGCTCGTTCAATCAATGCTTGGTTGTGCTGTTGCTCTGTGTCCATTATATTGACAGTATGTTTCTAGTTTTTTTTATTATTCTATCTTTAATTCCGTCCCAGTAGTATCCTACTGTTTCTTGTTGTTCTTTTTTCTTTTTAACAGTTTTTATTTTTGTTATTTTCTTCTTTTTAGGCATCGGTTGTCTCCTTTGGGTTAATAGGTCTATCACTCTTGTATTCTTCCCATTCGGTGTATCCTGCTGTTGCTTTCGCTTTGTTTAAACTCATTGCCCATACACCTGTGTTGGTTTTGTTAAAATCTACATCATCTATTTTGATATGAACCTGTGGGTCTTCGTCTGTGTTGGGAAATATAATAGAACAGAAAGGTATAAACTTGGGTCTTTTCCATATTAGAGCAAATTTCTTTTTAACTTCGTTGTGTATGGCATATGGATAGTCCACTGTTACATAATACCCATCATCCAAGAACTTCATCATCTGTTGCAACTGCATGCCGTGACTGTGCATGTACATTCTGTTTGCACCATAGTAGATGTGCTCACAATCGTTAGCAACCACTAGTTCTAGTATTTGGTCTGTGGTTAGATCATTTCTTGCAAGGAACAGTGTGCGTTTACCGTGAGCCAGTGTGTGTTCAATCTCATCTCCAACGAAAAGATTCACTTCGCCTTTGTCGTACAGTCCATTCTCGTAAAATCGTTCCATAATACTATTGTAGCATACTCTTTTCTATAGTCAATAAGATAATAAAATAACCAATTAATACAGCAGTGAGAACAGCACTGCTAATCTCCCATTTGCGAATCTCTGGTAATTTACGCCAGCTCTTTTTTAAGTCGTGAAATTTCATCTTTTAATGCCAGTTTTTCTTTTTTTAATCTCATCAGTATGGTTTTAGACTCTGTACTTCTATCGTGTTGTCTTAACTCTGATATCTCTTCTACCTTTCTATTTAGGTATTCGTGATGCAGTTGTGCTTTTTTTAACTGCTTGTTTTTATTTGCCATTGTGTCCTCCTATTCAAATAATGAGCTAAAATTGTTCGTGCCTTTACCACCGCCTGTGGCTCTGGCCCAACGAGTGCCTCGAATATCTGCTAGAAAACTTGATGCACCGTTGATAACTTCCATGGGTTTTTCACTGGTGAACACTTCTTCTACCAATGTGTTGAAATACAGTATGTTTCTTGGAACATATGTGCTGTGTTCGTCTGTGGTGTCTGATGTTTTGGTCTTTCTCCAGTGTTTAACTTGTGGCCGATGTACCACACTTTCAATATCGTTCATGTCATTAGCAACCTGTACAGCTCGTATCTGATTGTACACGTTATGAGCCATCATTAAACAATAACTAAAAGAATCCCACGCAGTAGCACCTTCTTTGCCGTTTTTATTTAGGTCACCTTCTCCGTAATAACAAACATCTCCCATTGTTAGTCTGTTACCAATTGCACTCTGGAATGGGAAAGGTATGTTAGACCCTTTTAATCGTTTGTCATCTGGTGCTTTGTCCATTATAAATGACCATCTAGACGGTGTAAACATATTCTGTGTGTACACTAATCCGTTGGCTGTGCTTAGAAAAGCAGATGCAGAGTCAAAACTTATTGTAAATTCTGAATTAATATGTTTTCTTACCTGTCTTTGTATCTGTGTTAGATAACAAGCCCAGTCTAATTGAGATGTACCTAACACGTGCATCCAATTCTTACCGTCTAATTTTTTCTCATCTCTCATTATAATGAGTCTTTTCAGCATCACTTCCATGTCACACATATTGATACCGCCCATCGCCCATCCTTCGAACTCGAAATCTTTCACAGCATCGTACCATATCTGTGCAGTGTTCCAATCGTCTCCTTGCAGTACGTTTAATAGTTTAGTCTGTCCCAGTCTGTTTTTTTGGAAAAACTTGTTGTTGTATAGTGTACCATCCAGTGTGTCTTGAAATGATTTTAATCCTGTTTTAGGAGAGTTAAGATCATCTGCCGCCCAGGTAGGCACGTCTAAGGTCATGGCCCAATCTGATGTTAGCTCTAGCCAGTTTAAAATGTCGCTTCTAACTTTGTTTGCTTTGTTACCTTCAAAGTCTTGCCAATCAAATTTAATAACTCCTCTGCCAATTTGGTATCCACCCGAGTCACCTACTATTGTAGAGAACTTCCTGTCTCTGTTGACCACCATAGAATCTCGATCGTTAACTTTTTCCATATCTAAGCAGGCGTGTCCTGCTGAATACAGTGCTGTAGGATATGTGTACATGCCTTTTTCAGGATTTAAGAAGTTTAGTCCTTCTACTCCATTTTCAAATCCTTGAGGAATTCTTTCTTTTGGTATGTGAGCACCTTCTGAAACTCTTTGTTTGCTGATGAATGTGTTATAAAAGTTTGAAATCGCAGGCAGAAACACAGCGAAGTCTCTGCTGAGTGCTCCTAAATGTTCTTGCCTACGATCCGTCATTATTGCGCCTGTGCTGGTATGATGTACTGATACTTGCCTAATCCTGAATCAACAGATACCTGCATTGCACCTTCATTAGAGAAGTGCAAAGTGACCTTTGCTGAGTCTGATAGTTTCAGTATCTGTAACACCTGTGCAACCGGCCAACTCCAATTTTTATTAATTGTGCCTGCTACACCTTCTGCAAATACAAATTCTCCACCGTGTGATGCTTGATCACCAAATGTGAATATGAGTTTGCCTTCTTCTGTTCGCACAACGAAAGTGCTGTGCTCAGTGTTGGCAGTGGCTTGGAAGTTGAATCTTTGTACACCTGCCATGGATGGCTCAATCTCAACGTCCCACTTAACACCCTTGAACTTCACGGTCTTAAGTTTCTCATTGATGATCTCGGCATTCATGAAACGATAATCATTTTTAAAGTCACCCTTTTCATTTTCAAAATGAATACTCACTGGTGTCTCTGCCCCATTCCTGTTGCCGCTGACTACTTTGATGTTTGCCTTGTCTCGATATTCTGGACACTTCAAATGAATATCTAACTTACTCAATTGAGGCATTCCAAATGTACCAGACATTTCCGCCTGTGGTTTGTGAAAAGATCCTTGTAGGATTACTGATCTGTCTTCGGCCATGGAATCAATTGCTGTTTCCGATTCCGTGCCCGTGATTTTAACAAGATCTAGAAATCCTAGACCGTGCGTGTGTTTGACTATGTCTTTTAAGATATCTATCATAATAAAAATATTATATAGGATATTTAGATTGTGAGCAAGCCTTTAATTTATTTTTCTTCGTCTCGAGGTAACGGTATTTCTACCACCTTGTACACCACTGGATTGGCATTACCAGGTTTCTTGAAGATTGCGTAGTTGGCTTTGGGTTTTATTTGTTCCATTTCAATTACCTCATAACCTGCGTCCTGCAACAGTTTTTTCATGGATGATTTGGTATTGTAGTTCCAGTAGCCTCTTTTTGCTTCTTTTAAATCAGCATCAAAATGGCAATCAGCATAGTGTATGAAACCATATCCCCCTGGCAGTATCACCCTGTGGATATCTCTTAGATATTCTGCAATGTGTTCCTGTGTGAAGAACGGAAATGTGTCCCAACTGAATACGAAATTACAACTGTTGTCTGGTATATCTGGACAAGCAGTTCTGTCAGTGGTATAAAATCTTAATAGTCTTTGATGTGGTTTAGTAAAAAGAGAAAATATTCTATCCTTACATTTTTCTAACAGTTCATTAAAAAATATTAATCTCCATCCACGTAATAATAGAGTAAATTTACCATACCCAGCACCAATTTCTAGACAATGTTGTCTGATATTGCCTTGTTTGGCAAATTGAGCTATTTTTAATTCAATTTGGTTAAAAAGCCATCCATCCTGTATGGCATTTTTATTTCTGTCTTTAAAATCTAAGTCTCGTTCAAACCAGTCTTTAGTCTGATCTAAATTTTTAATCTGTTCAGTGTTTAAAAGATTAACTACCTCTGCAATATCTTCTAACTTCGATAAACTATCATCAATAAGTTTTTGGAAATCTGTGCCTTTCATGGCTTTTAACTTTTCGATCAGTAATTTCACTTCTTCTATGCTGAGCATAGTGTTATTTAAAATTCAAACAGTTGATTAAATGTATTTGTGGTTTCTGTGCTCTGCACGTCCCACTTCAAAACACCAATAAGGTTGGATATCTTTTGGTCCACGATCGTGGCCTCCATCGTTTCAGAATCAAACGGCAGTTCCTTGAACCATTCCGGAATACGCAGTTCGTCCACCGGATACGCAATACTTGTGTACCCCATGGGATTCTGTTTCAGTTTACATACAATAACCTTTGCACCATCGGTGATTAACATAGAATATTTGTCTCCGTACATTTCTCTGCACCTGTTCCAGTTCATGCTGGCCCTGACGTGTCCTGGCATGTTGGCTTTGCCTTTAGACGCCTCCGCCGCTGTGTACTTGGTCATGTTGTTCGCTCTCTTGGGAGATCCTTTCTCCCACCCTGGTCGTGCTTTAAACTCTGCTCGGAATTCGGATATCCTTGCGAGCACGTCTTTCTCGGTGCCATTGGTCAGCACCATCATCAATAACTCACTCAAGAAATCCTGTACAAACACAGGAGTGTCTGATCTCTTGAGATCCAATCCCATTGCTTTCATTTTGCCTGGTGAGCCTGCAGTGTCTGTTCTGTTGCCCTCTTTGTCAAAATATATCACTGCATATCTTTTCTTTGTGATGAACAGCCCTTTGGATGCCACCAATTCTCTGCCGGCCGCGATCACTTCTCCTCGACTCCTTGGACAATGAAATGCGTTGGTCATGAATCCTGGGAATGAAACATTCACTTCGTCTGCGATCTTATCATACAACTCGATCACGTTCTCTCGCTCCCACGGAATCTGTTTTGCGTCTATTTCTTTTTGTAGAGGTTTGTATGCTGAGAAATACACGGAATCTGTATCTCCGTATATGATAGAATCACCTCGGTGATCGTAGGCACCTGTTATGACTTCGTTGGTCTTGGACGCCATGTGTCGAGTGATACATCGCCCCGTCAGTGTGACGGACTGTCCGATCCTCAAGTCAAAAAATCTACAACCAGGATTCAAGATTGCACCATACAGTGAGTTTAGATTGATCTTTTTGACCAATTGTCTTTTATCCCAATACTCTCGTTCAATCTCGTTGTCTCCACAGTCGTGCATTTTCTTCTGCATCACTTGTCTCTCCTCGTACCAACGTTTTAACAGTCCCGGTATGATCGCTTCAAACTCATAGGTGAATATGGTACCATTGGCACTCAACATCCATTGGTTGTTGCCATCAAACACCAGTTCATGCATTTGTGCCGCTGACATTTTAACAGTTGTGTCGTCTGCCCAGTCCACAATAATTTCTGTGCCTTTTTCTTTGTTCATCACTGCAACGTATTCCCATGAACCAAATTGGTTGTCCCAGGCCGATGCAAATGATTTCTTTTGGTGTATGGCTCTGTTGACTTCCGCTGATGTTATCACAGGACGAATTTGTCCAACGATAGATTCCGGACCCATGTTTAGAGCTCTGATCACAGATGGATACAGAGAATTAATGTCACAACTGCCTATCCAATCATGCAGTCCTGTTTTTGGTGTGGCCACATATGCACCTGCCGCCTGTGATGATTCTCCCTCTGCTCGCCTTTTCCTGGCAGGCACGATCATGCCACGCCTGTGTGCTTCGTTTACTATGGCCTGTTCTGTCACTGCCACAGCACCCATTGTGGTCTGCAGTAACACAGTGTTTTGATGTGCGATCTCGTTGGCCAGTTCTATGAACTTTAATTTCTTCTCTAATTTGGCCAGCAGTGCAGTGTCTTGCCTGTTGTACTCGATGAACAACCCAAAGTCGTTGTTGTACAGTGCATCCAGTGATCCTTCATACACCGTCTTTCTTTCATCCAGCTCGTACTCGCCTATGGCATCTAATCTGTACGTGTGTCTTTCCTCGTAGGTGTATTTTCTATACAGCTCTAACAGATCCAGATGCACACGACCAATCAAATCGTATGAGGTCTGCTCTCTGCCATATTTTTCAAATACTCTTTTTCTAGGTTTCTCCCCCCAAAAACACAGTCGTCTTGTGTCATCTGAACTCAATACTTTCTGTATCCTTCCCACTGTGTAGGGTATGTCGTACCCTTCTGAGTTCCAGCCTGACAAGATGTCTGCGTCTTCGATCAGTGTCAGGAAAGCGTCCAGCATATCTTTCTCTTTCTCAAACAACATCACGTTGTCAAAACGTTCTGTGGCCATCCGTGCACCTGACATGTTCAATGTCTTGGGCGGCACTGCGAACGTGACCAGTTGATCAGTCCAACTTAGATGACAGGTTATGGCAGTGATGGGCATAAAAGGGTCATCAGTGGTGGAGTATCCACGCTCTGGATCAAAGTCCACCTCGATATCAAAAAACACCACATTCAGTTTGGGAGCAGGTTTGCCTAGATAGTTCTCTTCCAGACAGCGGAACACAGGATTGATGTCCTGCTCATAGAGTGTTTTATTGCTCCTTATCTTCTGTTCTTTGATGAACTCTTTGAAAGTGGAACACTGTACTTTCTGTAACTGTTCTCCGTATATGCTTCGATGTTTGCCGCGACTGTCTGGATAATAGAAAAGATATCGAGCATCATATTCCACGAACTTACGCTCGCCTTTGACTCGTTCCACGACAAATACCTTGTCTTGATCTCTTTTATAATATGCGTCTATGTAGCTCATTTAAAAAAATACTTTATAAATTCCTATACAGTTCATTATAGTAAACCATGAGGCCAAAACGCAAGTCCAAATTATCCTTCTTCGGAAACTGGCTATGGCCAGTGTGGTTGATCCGATAAGGTATGGAGGGAATATCAACTGCATGTCGGGAATTGGTGATGTAAAGGTCAGCAGACAACTGCCAGCGATGGTGAATGCGACGGATACAATTTCTAAGTAAAAAGAAAGTCTATCAGTTTTATAGCTCGTGATCCAAAACTCCTTTACGAGTTTGATCACTAAATTTTGCCAGCGGCCGCCAATATCGAATCTACCATGTCCATGTCGTCGGTCACAGATTTGTATGAATCTTTGTGTGCTATTGTGATTGCTTTGCTGATTATTCCTGGTTTAACTTCTAGTTCTTCACCGATGGCCTTGACCGTGTCTCTCAAACCACCTTTGAGATCGTCGATCTCTCCCAGCACCTGTGAGCCTTCTTTGATGATCTGGATTAGTTTTTGTTTTTCTGCTTCGTTAAAGTTTTTACCTGACATTTATGTTCTCCTTGTTGTGAACAGTATATAATGATTTTGCCAGAAGAGCAATGGATTTTTATATTACTTCTTTGTCTTTACGTTCTTGGCCTTGCCACGTCTGTTCTTGCTTGGATCCTGCCTGCGTTTTCTTGAAGCCGCGGATTTCCTACCTTTTTTGCCCAATGCGTATGCTTTTGATCTTGGTAAACATTTAGGCTTGCCTTCCTTGCCGGAACCTCTTGCACAGTCTCCTCTGATTTTACCATCTGGACCAAAACGCACCCACTTGTCTTTGAACCATTTTTTCAAGTCTTCGTTCAGTGATTCTGTGAAAACCAATCCGCCACAGTTCACACAGAAGTCTACGTCTTCTCGCTTGACGCAGTTGGGAACACGTTTTCCAAACATGGTCTTCATGCCCTTCTTCTCGTAGCCCTTCCAACATTTCTCTGTTATTACGTCTGTGATTCTCATTTCTTTTTCCTACCTGCACAATGGGCCTTCTGTGAGAACCCTTTGGGATTTGAACAGTTGATTGATTTCTTGTATTTATTGCTCCATTTTTCTTCTTTGACCCTGAAAGGATAGGCCATCGAAGAGTGGTATCCCATCCTGGCGGAACCTTTGGCTCTTTTCTCTACTTTCTTTAGATTTTTTCCTACGTCTGGATGCACGTATCTGGTTGCTAGTATCTCGTGTATCTTCATCACTTGCTCTTGTTGCCCCAATTGGCCGCACCTTTTTTACGACACTGCACCAGGGCACCGGAGGCATAGGCACTGGGCCATACTTTGTATCTTGATTTTACTTTGTGATAGCAGGCATCTTTCTTCTCTGCCAGCTGTTCAAACTGTTCTTCGGTGATTGCGGTGACTTCGTTGATTTTCATACTGCTACCTTGTATGTATTTATTTGTTCTACCAGGAAGCCTTTGAGCTTGCCTCTTTTGATATGTTTTCCTATACTTGTCTTCCAGTGAAGCGTATTATAGTTCCAGTTTTTTTTCTTACAAATCTCTTTAAACTCTAAGCCATTTACAATGTACTCTTCGCCTTCACTTGTAGTAATACGATATATATATTGTTCGCTACGCACACGAGAACTTTTAGATCCACCTTTGACATGCCATTCTTTAGATTTACCTGTAAAGTTCTTAGCATATTGTTGCCCTGCTTTGCGTTGATGTTCTATAAATGCATCATAGTCATATTCTTTCAATCCGTGTAAATAGTGCTTGCCGCCGTATGTGTTATTATAAGACATAGGATCTTTAACTACATTTTTGTTGACTATTTTTTTTTCTAGATTCCATAATGCATCTGCACTATCTGCGGTTGCAATAATTTCTTTAGTAAAGTTTTCTGCACCATACTTTTTAATAGCGTTCATGATACCTATACCACTACCCATATAGGAATCGTTTACATTTTTAGTAGCATGTCTGCCAATGTAATATTTTCCATTTATATGGTTAGTTATTTTATAGATAGTATAATGCATTACGTAACGCATTACCAAGCCTTACAACTCCAATATCGTGCTGTGGTTTTGTCCTTGGCTGTGTCGCACTTGTGTCGAGCTCGGAAAGATTTTCTTGCTTTTGGATTGCTCTTCCTGATCTTCATGGTCTTCTGTCCTAATTTTTTAGCACTTGTCCCACCGTGTCCGAAATTTACTTTCTTGACATTGCCTGTTTTAGGATTCTTGACGTACACTTTGAATTTTTTAACATCACCACGCATGGGTTTGTTCAGTGGCACTGTTCTGCCCTGGTACTTGGCTTCAAACCAGTTCCTTGCTCCCTCGTGGAACTGTTCTGGTATCCGCCTCTGTAGCCATGATTCAAACACTTCCGCCATGCTCTGGTCATCCACGGCATTTGGTTGGGCAGGCGTGGGACGACCTTGTTCGCTCTCCCCCATCATGTGTACGGGGTCTTTGATAAATTGTTTGGTTCTTCTTAGTCCCCTGGAACCTGCTGACTGTGGAGCTTCTGCTTGGCGATTGGCCCCGATGGTACCGGTCTGTTTCATGCGACTGATATCGTCTAGATACTGCTTGTATGAAAAAATAGGCATTTGGCTCATTGTACGACTATTTATTTAAAAATTCTTTGACGTTGGATTCTAATTCACTCAATGCCTGCGACAATCTTGGCTGTTCCGCATACGAGTTGTCTATTTTAAACAAACGACCACCAAACAACTGTTCAAATCTGGGCACATTTGCCTTCACTGTGCCGAAGTTGCTCATCAGCACTTTCTCTGGTATGCTTCTTTCACGCTTTCGATTACGTTCGATGGAAGTTTCGATGTCGGCATCCACGTAGATCATCGCAGTCTCGTAGCCCTGTGCTTCCAGTTCCTTTTTGGTATCAGACACTCGATCGTAGGACCTGCCAGTGGTGTCAATCATCATGCCCAGGTTTCCCTGCTGATACATCTGTTGCTGTTTGCCTGTGATCTGTTTGCTTCGTTGCCTTTCGATCTCCCTGGGTGTCTCTTCTTCTGGGGGCATTTTGAGACTCAAGTTTCGATTGCGTAGCAGATGTTTGAATGCGGCATCAGGATTGACCTGTTTCAGTCCGTAGAACACAGAGGCCAACTGTCGAGCTATGAATGTTTTACCTGCCCCGGGCACGCCCGCGAAGAATATGGCCTTGTTCTGATAAGGGTCAAAACGACCTTCTATGATCTCTGTGATACGCATATACTAGTATTTATTTTATACCAAGTATGTGTGCCAACTGGGCACCACTGGTCTCTTCCGGTGTCTGCACGTGATCTCTTTTTAAACCGTAACCTGTGCCTGCGCCTTTGTGGTGTATTTTTGGATTGAATGTTGTTTTTTCTGTGCGTGGTCTTTTATTTGTTTTGCGTTTTTTCTTCAATGTTCTCTATTTCTTGGTAGATATGATTATCTACTTATTTTTAATTATGACAGCTCGTCAGTGTATGATTTTTCATGATCGTCCACCATGTCACCCAGGTAACCGATGATTTCTTCTTTGGATCTTGCAGTGTGAATCACAACAGAATTAACATACGAGTCCGATGGTTCGACATCTACCACGATGCTCCTGCCTTCTTCACCACTTTTTTTCATGATGGTTCTTTTCACTACTTCGGCATCGGAGTCTGTCACTGGATGCTCTGCGTCGAAGTCACCTTGTAATTGAATGGTGTGTGCTTTGTATTCGTCCTGTCCCTCATATCCAGATGCTTCAACAGTGTCTTCGTTGGCTCTTTTTAAAGCATTGGCCACGCTGGGGTGTTTTGACAATCCTTTTGCAAGTTTTTCAATCACCTCAACGGCACCGTCGTAGTTGCCACCCTTGTATTTGGGATCGTTTAAAATGCCAAATGCCTGTTTGATCTGTTGATCAGTGAATTCACCGTTCGAGAGTATGTCGTATTCTTGGACCACTTCGTCGTTGTTTTCATCTTGTTCTTTGTCTTTTTCAGCAATGATCTCTTGTTCTATTTCTTCAGCGTCTGCTATGATCTCTTTGGTGTCCTCAGTTTTGACAAGAATGCTTGATGATTCTTCATTGTAAACTGCGTCATGGTCTGAGATAGAGTTGTACAGTTCGACCAATTCTGCCGCTTCTGCAGTGTTGATATACTCTTTGATATCTTTCGCCAGTACTGCTCGGAATGCATCTGCTTCATAGGTCTGTTCCTCTTTCTGCTCTGCTTTTAATTCTGCCAGTTTCGTCTCCAACTCTGCAATGGTGTCTAGTCTTTTAGAGTCTTCCGTCACTGCTTTTGTTATTGTGGCTGAAATGGAATCGTCCGCATCTGATTCTCGGATGGCCTGTGTGATCATGGATTCCGTGGTTGTCTCATCTCTGGTGATGGATTCGATCAGGGCTTCTGCCTGTTTGGAAACCACAGGTGATGTGTATTCCTTGATGCCTGCCAGTTTGGCAATGTCTGCCAGTGAAATTTCTTTTTCGTCTAGGATCTTTGGCTCTTGTCTGGCCGCTTCTAGAAGTGAATGTCGTTCTTCTTCTGGTGTGATGTTACTCATCTCGTTGAGTCTTTTTACAATATCTAACCAGTTGTCTTCGTATTTTTTTGTCATTGTAGAGTATTTATATTTGATTACGCAGTTATTTATAGCAAGGTTTTATGTGTTCAGGTTGTTTTGAACTTGTTTGCCCAGCTCTCACCCAGTCGTTTGCCCATCATGTCTGTCAATCGGTTGGTGTACAGCACTGTGCTGGACTCTTTTGTGGTGATCAACTGTTGTTTCCTACGAATCAGCTCTTTTTGTAGCTCTGGATCCCGGTTGGTGTTGGGATCTCGTGCCAACATGTCGAGGGCCTTCAACTTGTCTGCATAATCAGAAGAGGGTTTTGCGATCTTGGCCAATACCTTGTTTTTAAATGGTGAGTACTCATTCACTGCATCATCATCTTTGGGACCATATCCTGCGGGAGTTGCATCAGTCACTCTGGCATCAGTCTTTTGATCCTGTGCCTGCTTGTCTCTCAGTTTTTTAAACAGATCCTGTAGGTGTGGTGGATAATCTTGATCGTCCTTGTCCTCACTCTTGTAACCCGCTGGCATGAAGTTCTTGTATTTGTCCTGCAGGTATTTCACTTGGTTTAGATCTTTACCTATGTCCAATCTCAATTTGGCACCTTTTAAATCTTTTTGTATCATTGCGACCAACTCGGCGTCTCCCCTCTGTTCCGCAGAGTCCAGTGCTTGGTTCATGGCCTGTATCGCTGGCACTGAATTGTCGATGGCTTGATTGACGGCACCGATGCCTGCCAGGCTACCAACGATGATGCCTGCCGCGGCCATCTTCTGTAGCCATCCTTTGATGTCTTCGTCCAGTATTTGTTCTGACACGTGTCTGGAGTAGGGTGCTTTCGCCGCCACCGCTTTACCGTATCTCAGTTCCTGTGACCTTGCCAGTTCCCGTGCCGGCCTGTTAAAAAAGTGTGCTCGCTTCTGGAAGTGATGATTGATCTCTTCCGGTGACATGGCGTCTAGTCTTTCTTTGTCCTTGATCATGCTCGAAGGCATCCTGGATCCTTCTTTCAAACCATCGTAGTTCTTTTTTAGGTATGCCTGTGCCACTCTCTGGTCCGATGACTTGTGTGCTGAATTGCCATCCTTGTCTAAGACGTCATACACCATCTTGCCATCCTTGCCCTTGTACATCGACACGTACGGTTTGATTGATGCTTCGTTGTTTTCTTTGACTTCTTTTGCGTATTTCTTTTCCACTTCCTGCACTTTTCTTTTCATGATGTTCAGCATGCCAGGGATGGTCTCAATGTCGTCCATGGTGGTCTCCGTGGCCAGTATCTGGTCGATGTTTTTTTGCACTATGTCTGCGTGTCGCTGATGTAGGTCACCTAATTGTTCTCTGTATGGATTCAATTTTTGATAGTCTTCGTAATGATACACAGCGTCCAGCATGTCCACTGCTCTGTTCATCTTGGTCTGCATCCATCCTTCGATGTCATCACCTGGTTGTACCATGGAAGCAATTTGTAGAGCATACTTGGCAGTTGCGTACAACTGCGATTTGCTCATGTGTCCCTCACCTGCGTCTTCTTTCACGCCCTGCATGGTGCCTGTGCCCTTTGGCATTTTACTGATTTCCGTGACTGTTTGACCTTCTATGTAATGTCCAATGGTTGAGATGTAACCTGATGCCAGGTCGATCTTTTTAGCCACCCATGATTCCATCTCTTGGTCGTTGTTCAGGATGTTGTGAATTTTTATCGCGTACTTGCCTGCCCTTATGGCCTGCTTGATGAACATGCTGGCTTCGTATGTGTCTGGTTGTACTGGGGCATTGATCTCTGTGATACGCATATGGATATTTAGTTGAAGCTGACGTGTGTCAATTGGGGATATTTCTGTTTGATCCTGCGAGCGGTCTGATTCAAATGCATTATGGCCTGATTGAAATAGCCCTCGGGCTTGCCACCATCTATCATTCTAGCACTGCCTGGCTGTTGCGTCACTGTGTCTGGTTCTTCTGCACTGGTCTTGCCCACGTGCTTCTGTAACCACTGGGTGGTGATGTTAATGAATTGATCTATTGGCACCGGTGAAGCATCTTCAAAATCTGAATCCATGCCCAGTGTGTCCAGCACTGCTCTCATGGAAGCATTGGAGAAATACTGTGATTGCACTTCTGCGTCTTTTTCGTAGCCCTTGGGGAAAGTCCATACTTCTCGAGGCTCACCATTGAAACTAACAGTGTCTCTCATGTAGCCTGTCATGGAGGCACCTTCTTGCATGACCACTTCGTTAATCTTCATTGTTACATCCTTTGCATCTGCAGTGGTCACAGAGTCTCACGTCTTTCATTTCATCCAGGTCCTGTATCAATGGTGCGCCGCAGTGACTGTCGCGACCACAGTTTTGACATTTGACTATCCATTCTTTTTTCAACACAAGTGTTCCCATTATCTTCTCACCACCCCTGGTCCACCGAACAGGCTGATTCCTGGCAGTGCGTGAGCACCTTTGGCTGTGCCGTTGGGATTCTTGGGTTGTGTAATTTTTGGCAGTCTAGGGGCCTTGGTTCCAGACACACCTGGTGTGCCTGTGTATGATTTTTTAAATCTGTCTTTGCCTATGGCCACCTGGGGATTGGCAATAGAGGCTATGCTACCTGCTGATGTAGCACCTGCTGTTGCTGTTTCACGTATTAGAATTTCGTTGATCTTCATGCTGTTTGTATTTATTGTAGAGATACTGCACATGTCTAAATTTACCTAACGGCCAAATTCCTTTAGAACAATTTCTGATAGCTCGCCAAAATCCCAACTTTTTTTTCACGGTCAAACGGTAATGACCACTGGAGCCGATCCTATAACCACCAGTGTTAGATTTAAGTTGGATATCTGGAAAATCAGCCTCTGTATCACGTACAAAATTTTCAAAAATTCGAGTTCTGTTGTCGTCTGCATAAAAATCCACGATATCACGGTTATATTTCTCCCAATTCTTTCTATTAAATTTAAAATTATTCGTTAGATTATCAATATTTTCCAATGCTTTTTCAGATGCCAAGTAACACAGTGACAACGTGACGTAGGTGTATCTGCTCATAAACCCGTTGGCATAGTTATTATCATCGTTGTGTATCTTTATCACCACATCCAACGAATCCGCACCCGCATCATCAAACTCGATGTATTTTAAAAATGGTGGATTTGTCGTGAAATTTTGTAGCTGTTTATGAGAACTAGGATCTAATTGATCCGGGTTAACTGTTACCCAATCTCTCTGCGGTGTAGCCTGAGGTATGTCAAACTCGTCCAACAACACATCATTCACATACACCCTGCACAGGGGTTCTTTTTTATAGATGTCGCAATGGAATCCTAGCATCAATAACTGTCGCATCAACAGTAATTATTACTTTTTAGAACGACCTGACTTCATGTTGGCACACCAGTGATACATTTTAGCCTTCTCGCCTGATGCATTTTTGGCCTTCTTACGCAATGCTGTTACACTTCCTGTACAGCTGGCACCTGCTCGTTTAACTCTGCCAGGACGACTTTTTCCTTTTTTCTTGCCGTCTGCGAAGTTTTCTAAAAATTCTTTGTATTCCAACTGTAATTTTTTGACGTTCTTGTATTCATCACCTGGTTTGACATCTGATGTGGTGTTCTGTTTCGTTATGATGCCCACTCCTGCCGCATCTTCTGGCAGAGGATGACCACCTTCCATGCAGTCCCATTCAAACTGTGTGAATTTTTTCTTGGGTGTTTCTTTTTTCTTGTTGAACAGTGCCTTGAACCTGTCAGACAGCGTTTTTTTATTAGCTTCAAAATCAGGATGTGCAGTACCGTATCCTGTTTTACCCACTGTCCTTGGTTGTGGGAAATATTCGTTGGCCCTGTTGTTGCCCTTGTTCTTGAAATCAAATCTGTTGTTGGGTCCAGTACCGGGCAGATGTATCAATCCCATGGAGTCAGCAGTACCGGGCATTATAACAAATTCTCGTATTTTCATTTATCCTCGTGGAACCCGAATTTTGTTGGGTTCCCTGCTTTGACCATGCTTCCATAAACATACATATTGGTGCATAGTTGTTCCACTTGTTTGAGAGTGTCCTCGTCCTGCTCGACATTTTCCTGTGCCGTGCTTTCAAGATTACATCTAGGTGGTATTGTAAATCCAAAATTATTAGCGAAGCTGAACAGATTACCATGTATGTTCTGGAAACCATCACCTCCCCCGGACACTGCAACGCCAAACACTTTGTTGTAGAACGGTCTGAACTTGTTGTCCGTCCCCCACGTATCAATGTAGTCCATTCTTTCTACAAGACTCTGGATGTAAGATGAGTGCATGCCCCACCAGATGGGAGTGGCAAACACTATGCCATCGCTTTTCAACATCTCGTTGAGCACTGGTTGTAGGTCATCGTCGTGCTTGTCCGTGCCACGCACGAAATCCAGCTCATTGAGTGTTGTGATGTTTGAATCCGCTCCAAAACTTTTAAATTTAAGGTTCAGCAATTCACATATTTTATATGTGTTGCTTTCTGTGGTTTTCTTGAGACTGCCGTTGATTATTAGTATTTTCATTATTTCAGTGTGCTTGTGAGCATCCACTGATGTTTGTTGTGAGCATCAATACGACCTGCGATAAAATCACCAAATCCGTGTAGGTGATTGCTTTCTACCAGCATGAATAATTCTGTTAGGCCTGCGATGACTTGAGAGTTGGATGCAATTAATTTGTTGTACATTTCTTCAGAACCAGGTATTGCGGATTCCTGTTCGATCTGTGATAGATCCATGAATCGGTTGAACACTCCTGGTGCGAAAGTGTCCAGTGTGCGAAGCTGTTCTGCGAATGTGTCAATGGACGCTTGTACATCTTCATAGATGTCGCCAAACAATTTGTGATCCTGTGCAAAATGACGACCCGTTATATTCCAATGATAATAGTGCGCCTGCAGATAGAATAGAAATACATCTGCAAATACTTTTTTAGCCTGTAATTTAACTTCTGGGGTCATACACTGTTATTTATGCTTACAGTTTATACCATGCCAACGGCGATAGTTACCTAAAGTAGTAATATAACCACAATATTCGCATTCAGTTTTTCCTTTTTCCATTGCCTTTAAATATGCTTTTCTTTCTCTAATGTTTGGTTTTCTACCCTTTAAACTGTTTGAAAGGTTATCACAATGTTCTTTACTTCTTATTTTTCCAGTAAGAGCCTGTGATATTTTTTTTCTATGTTCGTCGCTCATAGGACCTAAAACTTTTCCCAAATTAATCTCTCTTAATTTTTGTTTAGTTTCCTCTGTGTGAGGTTTACCTGTTCGACCAATCTGACGTCTCGATATTGCTTCACGTTGTTTGAGTGTTCTAACTTTACCTAAATTTTTTCCTTTCATTGATTCAGAAAGTTTTTTCTTAGATTCTTCGCTCATTGGTTTTCTTTTGATGCCGAGTTTGGCTTTGCTTATTTTTTCTCTAGTTATATTTGATAAAACATTACCTTTTTTAGCACCAGAACCACCATCACCACCATTTGTTTTATTTCTTAATATACCTGTTCCTAAATCTTTTCTGCCATACCATCTTATTAATCTACGTTCCAACGCTAATGCTCCAACGGTTGTTAAATTATTTTCTATAATAATCATCCTATCTTTGGTTGGCTTTCCTACCTCGCCTTTAGATTTTGTAAAAATTCTAGAACCCGATCCTTTACCAATATAGTATGGTGATCCGTCATTTCTTAAATAGGCATAGACATAGTAAATGGTCATACATTTACTTATCACCAGTTAGGTAAAGTTATTTTTAGGCATGGGGTTTTCTTTTGTAAGTCCAGGCTGTGCAAACCACAATCGGAACCATTCCGGAGTGCCTGGTTGTATATTATGTTTGCGTTGATACTCGGCTTTTGCTGTGCCAGTGTGGGATATGTTTTCTCCCATACTAGGTTCTGCGGAATTATTCTGAATCCCTGCTAGTCTTTTTAGATCCTGTATGTCCACTTTGTTCCTTTGCCTGACGCTTGATGTCTGCGTCTGAATATTGTAATTTGTCGCCCATCATGCCACCTGCACCTTTTGCGATTCCTGGTTCTAATTTTTCCACTGTACCACCTTTGGCCAGGAATTCAGCCATCTGTTTTTCCAGTTCTACCCTTGCTCGTTGTTTCATCACTCGTTCGTCGTCCATTAATTGTCCATCGTAATTTCTATTGATATCATTTGGCATTCTGTTCTCCGTATCGGTTTAACTCTTGTTGTACCTTAATTATACTATCTTTGTTGGCTTGATACAAGACCCCAAATCCACCTTTTGCTTCCCATCTCTCGATGTTGACAGGACGATCATCTATCAGTATGTTGGGAGTGCCATCCTTCTGCTTGGCCCATTTTTCCTTGCGACCTGACACAATAACTTCCTCTGGTCTTTCGATGTTCTTTGCAATCCACACTTTTTTCTGTGCGGCCGAATTTTCGTGGTCACCTATCAGCGGAGAAGTCAGTATGGAAAACCGTCCTCCGGTGGCACTTTTGATCAACTGTATCAGTGCATCTGCTGAGGGGAACTTTGGTAGTGTTGAGAAGAAATCTGATCCTGTGATTCTATCGATCACTTCTTGTTTGAGATCACCGCCGGTTTTCACTGATGTTAGTTCTTTCCAATGATCAACGCCGTACATCTGTTCCACACCGCCAAAGAAGTCTGCGATCACACCGTCCATGTCCAGATATATTACAGGTTGTTTTTCAGTCATCTCTGCTTCATTATACAACTGTTCGTTGTTGACTGCAACCTTTGTCTGCATTCTGTCCTGCAGTGTTTGGTAAATCTTTTGAGAGTTTTCGCCGCCCAACACGATCTTGGAGAATGTTGCAAAGTCTCCATTCGCCACTGCTTCTCTGGCTTTGGAAGCTGATGCACCTGCCACTCCCGCTTCGTCTGGATCTCTTTCACCAGAACTTACCACATCCACGGAATCAAAATCAAACACCAGATTACCTTTTTTATCTGTCTGTTTGTTGTATTGGTTTAAAAATTTTTGGAAACTGTCTACTCTGTCAGACCCTGCTATCATGATAACTCGTGTGCGACCCTCGTTCATTAATTTTTGCAGTGCTTGAACGATGGTGGTCACTGTGGGATCACCAATTTCCACATCCGTGAACTTGCCTGTGCCTCGGATGTAGTCTGCTTTCTCGGAATAAGTCAATGGGTCTGTTTTTGAATTCTGTTTGTGAGACAGGAACAGGTAGGGTTTTGCATCATTCTTTTGTGCCACCGACCTTACAGCGTTGATTAATTTTTCGTGACCTATTGTGGGTGGATTGAAACGACCAAAAGCAAACACTGCTGTGCTGTTGTCGTCTTCTTTAAGAAATAGTTCCTTTAGCAACATCGTATTCGCCCTGTTTTAGATTTTCAAATTCTCTGTCTGCAATTATTTCCGCAACACGAACTCTGGTTTCTCGAGGGAACATGTCTTTGACATCTTCTCCCTGTGTGCCAAATTCTCTCACATACTCCTTGGCCGCATCATCTATGAGATACTGCCATAACTTTTTGGCTTTCTCGTGATCGTATGTGTTCTTTGTGATCTTTCTTCTTAAATTCTGTATGATGGGCATGAATCTGCGACGATACAGATCTTCGTTGTTCATGATGTATAAATCCAACTCGTTGGTTGCGTTGGAATCTACATTTTCTCGTATGAATTGATGTGCTCTCATACCTGTATTTATGTTAGTACAGGTTCTCTAACAGCCACATATAGAACGGTGATGCGAACTGCAACTGCCATACACCATTGTGGCCTATTGTGTTCACGTTCTTGAATGACACAGGCAATTCTTGTCCTGCAGATCGTTGCTGTGTGGCCCATGGTTCTGGGTACTCAGGGGTGTATATGCCCTCATACACCAATGCTCCTATGTCTATTTCGTCAATCTCAATGCTCTTGATGTGCAGTAACTGATCCTGAGCAATCTCACCGTTCTCTACCACAGTTTGACGTCTGTCTTTGCCGGATCTCACAATTTTTAGGTTGTATTCTTCGCCATCATTCAGTGTGTGCTCAAATTCTATCCGAGTGGGTTTGTCCTCTGTGCTGGCGATCTCTGCTCGATAACAACTCTTGTCATTGATGAGTATCTCTGCCACCGGGGGTTTATCCCAGTGTGTGGCCCATAATTCCAGTTTAAATTTCAATGTTTCTGTTTTTGTATCAGTCATTGTATGAAAACTCCAGTCCTGCTTTAGTGCCTATGTATGGTCTATTTAAATCAGTACGAGTTAATTCTATGGTCATTGTGGTTCCTTGCACTGCCACTTTCATGTACTTGTCTGTGCGACTCAGCACATCTGCTTCTTTGTTCATGCCGTTGTCTATACAGGTTATAATTATTTGTTCCAACTTAGTGCCTCCTTTTGGGTTTTTTGTTTGATGTTACTTGTTGCAACAGCAGTTGTACCTTTGCCGTTTATCACTGCTATCTGTTGATCTATGTCCGCAAGTTGTATTCTTAGTTCCAGGATCTCTGCGTCTTTGCCTTTTTTCTTCGACAGTTTGGCCAGTTTCTTTTGTGCTCGTATTTTCTGACAGCCGGGTCTTTCGTTCTTCATGCCAAAGAAACTCATACAAGCACCATAAAACTTTTTACTGACCTGCATGGCTGGCACAAACTTATCGTCACCTGCAACTCCCGCCACATTCTGTCGATATTCAAGACTGAATGATGTTTTCCAACCTAGCTCGTTGGTGGGTTGACTGGAATAGTATATGCCTAGATCTTTTTCTGGAGTTTTGCTGGATATGTCTGCTCGCACGTTGTCATACACAATCTCTCCGTCTATTGTGGTGGCATATGGCACATTTAAATTCACTGCACCTTTGGTGATTCTGTTAGGCAGTGAGTAGGTTATTCCCCATTTGCTGTTTTCCAACTGTTGTTCCCAACCCAGTTTCATTGACTGTGTCTGCAGTGTGTCTGAACTGGATATCAGAGAGTTAGAAACTGTGCTAAGGTTGGTATAACCCTGTCCCATATCAAATGTGAATGTGTTCTTGCCTAATGTATACTCTATTCCTGCTTGTCCAAATGTGGTATCGTTGTTTTTGCCAACTCCTAGAGCTCCGCCACTGTCATTACCTAACCAGGTTTGTTTCTCATTCATGTAACCCACAGTGGTTTTTAATTTTAAATTCTTTGAGATATTCCAACCTTTGGTGATGTTCGTAGTCCAGTCTCCTTTTGCATCAGTGGAGTTGTATAATCCCATGGTTAAATCATTCCATAGTATGGGAAACTGTCCGCCTTGTTCAAACGATCCGTACTGCTGTTGAAAAGACAGATACGGCATGCCCTGCTGTGCCGCTTGTACATCACTGAACTTACGAGTGTCTCTGACTGTAATACTTTTGGTCATGTCCACATAAAAGTCTCGAGCAAATTCGTCTACAATCATTACTCGACTCAACTGAGGCACATTGCTCAACATGGACAGAGATGAACCAGAACCACCAGAGCTGGACAGACTGGACGAACTGCTGACAGAAGATGTGCTCCTGCCCGAGGTCGGTATACCCACAGCACCCACAGGACGAGTGGCTTTATCTAGATCCATTATGCCTGATCCGTGTACGTTCACATTATAACTAGAAAGACAATCTGTTTTACAAGCAGTGGTGGTCAATAATCGTACAAGGTTCTCACCTTTCATGTACGGCCACATTTGACTGACAATAGCCACACCACCTGTCACAATAGGTGCCGCCATGGATGTTCCCGTCATTGCACTGTATGATCCATCGTTGTTTGTAGAATAGGTGTAACCTGGTGCTAGTATGTAGAAATCTGAAACTTTATATGTGTCATTACACGAGTTGTTCGCAGTATTAATGTCCTGACAGATATGTCCTGCTCGGTTACTGAAACTGGCTAGGTTGTTGTTGTGGTCCACAGCACCCACTATCAACATTTTACCGCCTAATAATAAATTTCCATCTGAGTTTGTAGCAGTCGCAAAATAGCCTGGATTGGCCGGTACTGCCAGTCCTTGGTTACCTGCCGCATTGACCACCACCATGCCTTTGTCGGTTGCCGCTTTCCACGCATCCGGGTCTTGCATGTTGTAATAAACATTGTCGCTGTAATCGTATCTTGAATCTTCACTCTTGTATGTGCCATCACCTAGTGTTGAAAGGCTATTTTTAAATGTAGGATCATAATTGGTGTTGGCTGAAAGGTTACCTGCCACTGCACCTTGATCTGCCGCCCACGACATGCCTGCCGCGGCATCCACCATATTAACATAATTGCCTGTGGCCACCTTGACCACCACTGCTGTGGCATCATAGGCCACACCGTGTGTGCCTGTTCCGTTTTTCTTAGCTACCATAGAACCCAACACATGGGAACCGTGTCCGTGTGTGTCGTTCATCCCTGTGCTGGTGTAATCTCGAGTTGCGGCAATCTGTCCATTGAATTCTGAATGATCTGTGTCATATCCTGTGTCTACCACTGCAATTTTTACACCATTACCAGTCCACCCTCTGGAATAAGCAGAACTGGCATTGATCTGTGTTTTACTGCCATCGCCCCAGCCTTGTCGAACACCGTCTGCATCTCTGTCTTGATATTCATTGCTATGGTATGTGTTTCTATTTGAGTTGTAACCTGTGGTACGAGTACCCAAATTTGGATCTAGATCTGTGTAATTCACAGATGCTATTGTTTCTGTGCTGACCAACACTGTGGCTGAAGCAGTGGCAACAATATCTTCAGTGGATGTGGA